TTTCAGCTTTTAAAATCTTTTCTACATCCCTATTTTTTAAAGCTAAAACCTCATCTAAAATATCAAATGCTTCATCAGCAATTCTATAAAAAGTTGCTTGTGAATATCCTTTTTTAACAGCTTCATTTATTCTTTCAATACTGTTATTAGGATAGTTAGAATATATTATAATTACTTCCCTTTGCTTTTCGTTTAGTAATTTAGTAATAGACTCTTCTAAAAAGTCGACAACAGTATCATACATCTTTATATGTTCGTCATATTTATCAAGATTTTCAATAAGCTTATTATATTTTTCATAAATTGTCTTGTGTGAACCTCCTGGTAATTCATTTGAATATGATATAGCTTGTGTAGTATTTTCCAACTCTTTTTTTGTTTCTTTTAATAGAATTGCAGTTGCTTTCCATCTTTTCCAATTCAACACTTGATATTTAGATTCTTTCATATGCTACTCCTTTCACTTCTAATTGATGTTATCATTTTCGATATACTCAATAGTCCTATTTCCTTTGTTATCAACAAAGAAAGCAAATTCACCAGAGAACTTATCATTCATTTCTAATACATGATTTTTTAATGCATTGGATTTCTTTTTTAGCTTTTTATTTAACTTATTTGCTTTAGTTGTATCAAACGTTCCAAAGTTATTTCTAACTTGTTTTCTTACTTTATCAAGTTCTTCAACTAGAAGATAATACTTTCTATCTTGAATAGAAGCACGATAAATCTTTTTACATTTTGGACAATAGAAATAAATTAGATCAAACTTCAATCCTTTTACTTCCATCTTTTCTTTCATTATCGATTCTTCCTTTATTACAAATTCATGATTGCATTTATCACATGTAACAGATGCATCCATGATTTCTTTCATTTGTTCTTTAATATCCATTATTTCCACCTCTTTCTTTGGAATGTGATATGCTTTTTGGTAATATTCAACTTCATCTTCGATACGTTCCAATAAGCTCTTTTCTCTTGCTAAATCTTTCTCATTGGCATTTGGTCTAGAAATGTAATACTGCAAGGCATGTTTTATAATCTGCAGGTTTCTATATGTGCTTCTCATTATTATCTCCTATGATTGGAATAATAATTGGATAAAATCTATTCTCTTCAAAGAAATATGCTTCAGCCAATTCAGGATAATGATTACTTTTAAATTGAATAATATTACGTTCACCATTGTTATAGAGTTTATGTACTTGACGACATACTTTAAACGCTTTATCGTAAACCCACATATTTTCATGAAGTTCTTCAAACTTAAGAGATTGAGGACTGAAATGTTCTTCAATTAATCTATCAAAAGTATCAAATGCAGATAACGGAATATTAATTCCACCATACATTTTGATAGCATTGAGAGCTTGCAAACAATCATCTTTATTTATTATTTTCATCTCCAACCCTCCAATCTAATATTTGTCCACATTTTGTACAATAGCTTTGTCTTTCTACTAAAAGTGATTTACAAGAAGGACATACTAATGCTGTTTTTTGAACAACTGAACCATCAGCAGTAACGCCATCAGCAAATGCTATTAATGGTTTTTTAGGTATTGCTTTTTCCACTAATTCTTTTATATCAATCATTTCATCCACAGTATCAAATGATGCATGTTCTCTCAAATGATTAAATGCTTTTTCATATTTATTCATCTATTTTTCACTCCTATCATTTTTTCACTTCATAAACACTAGCCAATGTGTTTTTGAGCGTTTGTTCCCAAAAAGCGGTTTGTAATTAATACAATTTAAGATTTCTTTCAATTTAATTTGTTCTTCATTCCACTTAAATATCAGAGTACCATTCGGCTTTAAAACTCTCATACATTCATCAAATCCTTGTTTGATATCTTGTGGCCAAGCGTTAGATAATTTTCCATATTTTTTTACCAACCATGAATTATCTCCCGCCTTGATTAAATGGGGTGGATCAAATACAACCATGTTAAATGTTTCATCATTAAATGGAATATTTCTAAAATCACCGATTACATCAGGCTTTACCGAAAGATGTCTTCCGTCACATAGAGTATCTTCAAATTCTCTAATATCCATATATATGGTATCTTTGTTAGTTTTATCAAACCAAAACATTCTTGATCCACAACAAACATCAAGTATTCTTTTATTCATCTAACCACCCCAATTCCTCAAACTGTTTATTGATAGCTCTTAATATTGCTACATTCGTCTTAATAGCACTATTCCATGTGTTATGATATGTAAAGATTTTATCTTTAAATTCAACTGTAAATATATCAAATCCACAATCATCTTCTTCATTGCCTATTGCTTTTTCATAAACAATATGATCTTTTCCATAACAAATTGACGTATTTTTTCTAAAACCTAGTTCTTCAAACATTTCTTGTGCTGTCATAATCAATACCCATTCTTAAGTCGTTCGTAATTTATTTTATTTTTGTTAAGATATTCTTGATATATTTCGTCAAATGAAAATCCTAACATTTCAGTTAGATCTAAAAGAGCATCTAGCTTTTCAAAATTACTTGCTACAGCACCGATAAAGTTGCCTAATGCACCTGTTACACCCATTCCAAATCGAATGATATAATAGCCATACTCTTTAATAATAAAATCTATATCATTATCACTTTGGTAAAGTTCCCATGTCATTACGAAATGATAAACATCAACCAATTCTTCTAATACTCTTTGACGATTGACAGGTGGTTGTGTTTTTTTCCACCAGCACCAAGCTCCTTTACATTCATGAGTTAACTCCCCTAATTCGTCGATAATAGCTAACTCTAGGTTCTCTTCTGTCATGCTATCTTCACCGAATTCTTTTAAAATGTTTTCATTCAAATCTTTTTGCATTGTAAACATTTCTCTTAATTTTCCTTTAATGTTTAAATTTTCCATTTTAATAATCTCCTTTATTTAAAATAAAATAATACATAACATCCCTTGAATCCATTTTGAATATATTGAATGTTAATAATATTTGATTTGTGAATTATTCTCTTATTAACAAAATTTTCTAATTCTATAATGTTTTCAAAAGTCTTATGTTTTAATCTTAATTTTTTAGCAAGATCATATTCATTTTCTTTTGATTGTTTGTTAAGACTTTCTAGAATGGTACCTCTAAATTGAGGTGTTAGTGGCTTAATCATTTATATCCCATCCCCTCATATTCTCTAAAATATGAATCTTTCACTTTTCCACATTTTTTACAAACAATATAGATTTCTTCCCCTGAAATACACATATATTTACTAGTATCAACTTTTTTCATTTCTTGATATTCGTGTTTACAAAAAGTTTGTTTTAAAATAAGTTTAATATTTTTCATTTAATCACCTCATAATTATTTAATATTTAATAATTTTCTGTACATAATGATTACTTCTTTTAAAGTCATATCATCAGGAACATATTGAAAATAACCTTTCTTTTTCATAATTGATAATACCCAAACGTTTGAAAATATTTCATCTTCATCCAATACATCATAGGCTATTGTTTCTAGCAAATCTAATTCAAATTTCATATTTTTCTCCTTGAATTGCCTATATTTTGATGTCTTATAACCTATTATTATACGACATCATTTAAACCTCTCTAAACCCTTATGTAGCAAGGGTTTCAAGAGATTTTACTTTTAAAAAACTTTTTACTGTTTTTTTAATGAATTTTTCATAATTGATTGTGCTATTTCATTACTAGTCATATGATCATACTTTTCATCAACTAGCTTATCTGATATCTTCTCTTGTATTTGTTTAGTAATATCTATATCTTGTCTTTTTTTTGATTCTTCTTTTTTTAATTCCAATTTAATTTCCCAATTTTCTGGTACAATATCTTTATTAAAAAAGCTGCACATAAAGTTGTATAAACATCCTTTACATTCATCATGATTTTTACAAAAGTTTTTGATAGTTGATAATGTTTCGTATTCTGCAATGCTATCTACTATAATCATCTTCTTCCCCCCTCCTAAAGAAATAATTTATTGATTATCAAAGCCAATAGAACACATAATAATAATTTCATTTTTTATTACCTATTCTTCTATTCCATAAAACATCCACAACCACCAAAATCACTACATTCAAATAAACTTAATTGCTCCGGTGTATTTTCAATAAGCCCTCTTAGTTGTCTTAAAGTGAATGTTTTACCCTTTCTTTTTAATATTGATACATCTTTATTTAATTTTTTTCTCAATAACTGCTCTTTGTTTTCAAACTCTAAATAGGTTATTCTATCTTTTTCTAATAAAAGTTTAAAATGACCTATTCCTGCTTTAAAACAACATCCTTTACAGTTATTATGAGAAAATCCTAATTTATACAAACGAGGTATCTCTATTCCCTCATTTTTTAATTCTTCTAGCATTTCATATTTACTGATCAATGGATTTTGACACATAGGAAATTCAACTTGATAAGGTTTATAATTTTTTCTTATAGCTTCACACCTATGTGTCTCTGTCCAATCAATTCCTAAATACAAAATACATTCATCTTCTTTAAAATTAGCTCTCAACCATTCGTTAAATGGCTTTGATTTTAATTTCTTACTACAATTAGCTATTCTACTGTTGTAAAGAAAATTATCCTCATATGCTAATTCAAATGGTGTTTTTCCTATGGATAGCCTAATAATTTCTAAATCAAATTTATTTTCAATATCATTTAAAAATCTATATAAATCTCCATCTTCTTGAAGTGTGTCGCAAAATACTGCCATCACATCTTCTTTATCTTGTTTTTCTAATACTCTTTTTAAAGTAAAATAGCTTCCTATTCCACCACTTAATGAAATAATGTGTTTCATAATCAACCACTATCTATCTAGATGTGGTTAAGCTGCTACTTGAGTCGTATCTCCATGTGTTAAGCTTTTATCAATGAACACGTCACATATCATTGAACCTAGTTTCACTAGGATAGATTACTCTCCTTTTCCTTTGATTTCTATTTCTACTACAAGTACTTGATATAACGTCATTCCTTCCGTGTGTGTACTTGGATATATTTCTATTACTTCGCAATCATCTAGCTCATCAGCAATAGTATTGATATCTCCTGCATCTATTTTTGCTAAAGAATTGCCATTTTTATCAACGATAAATAATTTTCCAACCGGTTTTAATACATACAATATATTTTTTAATTTCATATCGAGCTTCTTTTTTCCTTTCTTAGAATCCATTCCAAATACTTTTATTTTTATATTGAAACGATTCTTTGTCGCAACAATCTTCTTGTTTTAAATTTCTAATTCTTTTTCGTGATTTAGAAATATATAGTTTTGATCTAATTTTTGTATTTGGTTGTTCTCTTTCTAACATTTCATCAAATTCAATGATTGATGAATAGTTATCTGGGTGATTATCTTTCATGAATTCAAAAAAATAATTAGTATGAAAAGGGCAAATATTACAGGCACTTGCTTTGGTATCAAGCCCCCATTCTTCTAAAATATATTTGTAGTTGTCAGCTCTTGTTAAGTTCATTTCTACAAGAGGAAACTTGTTAACAAACATCTTATGTTTATTCTCTTTGCATCTCTTACTTTCTTCCAAAGAAAAGCCCAAATGCATTTCATGAGCTTTAAAATCTTGCTGATTCAATCTTTGATACTTTTGATAGCCTAGCAAGTGATATTTAACAAACTTTATAATTTCATTAATTTTGTAATCCAACGTGCAATTACGCATCATCTTTCCTTTTTTTCCATTTTCATCAACACTCCAAAAAGGAATTGAAACTACTCTTTTTTTTCCAAAATATTCTATATAATCTGTATAAAGATGTGTATTTAAAACATAAAATGGTATTTTAACTTCATCACAAGCTTTTTTGATAAAATTAACTTGATCATAAACCCAATTAGGCTCATTTCCTAAATCACAAAATATCACAGCATCATATATTGGAACTTCATGGTATTTAATGCCATATTTTTTATTTTCGCACGACATAAGTGCAAGTGCGGTTGATTGCATTCCTGCACCGCAACTTAATATTTTTAATCCCATTTCTGTTATCCCTTCTTGATGATTATTTTTAAATATGTTCCTTTTTCATCACTTTCAGCATCAATCATCAATACTTTTTTACTGTAATATTTGCAATTGATTTCCTCTGGTCCTTTCTTTTCTTCTAAAATGTCATTGTATTTATCACATAATTTAATTCTTGTATTTGAACCAATACGATTCATTAATTTATTAAATCTCATATTTTTTATTTTTAAAATAAGCTTAATTGCTCATTTTCTTTCCTTTCTTCAAAATAACTACATCCCATTTCACTTAGTTCTTTCTCTCTAATGATCCAACCGCATATGTATCCATCACATCTTGAATTGCATCCATATCTCTTTGAATGTGTTTCTCGACTGTTTAATTTTCTTGACCTATCCAAATATTTGCATTCAAAACAAGTTCTCATAAATTATTATTATTCCTCTTTGATAAGATAGATTCTATAATTACTTTTTGATGAATCACCTCTACTTACATAGCTGTAAAATGTGCCTATTGTTATTCCTAATTTTTTTGTTATTTCTGCACTATTTCCAACCATAATCAAATTTTCTTCTTTATCATAAACAACATACTGATTACTTCTTTTGTTATTCATCAAATCCACCTCAAATCATGTTTAGGATCTTTAACTGCGTTGTAGCAATAATCAACAACAGTTTGATAAGATATACATAAGTCTTTTGATGCATCCCATGCTGATGAATATTTTTTAAACAACTGATTATTTATAAATTTTCCAACTTTTTTCTGTTCCTTCTTTCTAGAGATGCTTCTATATTCTTTTTGAGAAATGATTTCTAAATTTTCAACTGATATATTTTCCCAATTGCCATCTTTTAATATAACAAAGTCACTTTTATTCATTTCTTTAATAAATAATGATGCAATTAGATTTTTAGCATATCTTTCTTTTCTATTGAATCTTATTACCGCAATCGTTTCATTTCCTCTTTTTTTAGGAAAAGGATAGAGTTCAGTTATACAT